GTACTGGCGAGCCACGTTGTCTTGTGGGCGCAACGGGTCGATGCGACGGCGGTATTCATTGACGGGAACGGGGTTGGCGGCGGGGTCGTCGACCGATGCCGGCAATTGCTCAAACGCTCGGGCGTGACCGTGATTGAGGTTCAGGCGGGTGCTGCCGCGCGCAATGAACGCGACTACCACAACAAGCGTGCGGAGCTTTGGGGGTCGATGCGGGAGTGGCTTGTCGCCGGCGCGATTGATGACCACTACGAATTGGTCGGCGAGCTTGGTCAGGTCGAGTTCGCGTTTGATAACCGCGAGCGCGTGCTGTTGGAGCGTAAGGACGACATGAAGCGGCGCGGCCTGTCGAGCCCCGACCATGCCGATGCGCTCGCGTTGACGTTCGCCGAACCGATCGCGCGGCGTGCGCGGTTTGGCCCGGCGTTCGGGATTGAAGTCGCCGAGATTGACTACCCGGTTTTTGGATAGGAGGCCCGTCATGGCACGTCCGCGCAAGGATGGAACCCCGTCAGCCAAGCGGCCGAGGCGTGGCCCGGTCCCGTCGAACAATCCGCCGGCGGACTACGCCGATATGACCGACGCGGCCGATGAAGCCGAGGCGCGCGATCGCATCCAGCCCGAGGAAGTCGGCCAGGAGGTCGAGGTGAAACCGGACGCGAAGGGCGCGGTTGTCGTCCTGCATATCGGCGGCAACCGGGCCGGCGTGCTTGAACATTTCGAGGACGGTCTTTTGCCCGTGGTCGGTCGCCGCTATGCCTTCGTGTGCGTCGACGCCCATAACGGCGGGCCGGACGACGACGATCAACACTCGGCCGATTTTCGCCTGGTGCGCGTTTACCCGTAGGAGGCTGCCATGTTCGGAAAATCCCCGAAGCTTCCAGAGCCCCAGGCCGCCCCGCCGACGATTGATGAAGCGGCGCGCGGTCAGGATCGGTCCGACCAACTGCGACGCCGGCGCGGTCGAGCGTCGACGATCCTGGTGGCCGATGCGGTCACGCCAGGCGCCCCGCGGCCGGCGACGATTCTCGGCGGCTGATATGGCGACGACCGAACAGGTCCGCGAGATTCTGCAACGCCACGATCGCATCAAGGGTGCGCGTGGCGTTTGGAATTCGCACTGGCGCGAGGCCGCGGAGCGGGTCTTGCCCGAGTACGGCAATTTTGATTTGACGCCGACACCGGGCTCGAAGCGCTCGGAGAAGATTTTTGATTCAACGGCCGTCAACGCGCTACCGAAGTTCGCGAGCGCGATGGAGTCCATTCTTATCCCGATGACGCAGAAGTGGCACGGGATGAGAACGCAAATGGAAGATAAGAACCAACAGGACGACGTTAAGCGCTGGCTGGAAAAGTGTCGCGACATTCTGTTTTCCGTGCGCTCGCGTCCGGCCGGGCGCTTTCAGCCGAACATCAATACCGCGCTCCGATCGGTCGGGGTTTTCGGCAACGGGATTGTTTTCGTCGAGGATGAACCCGGCCGCAACATTCTTTATCGCGGCATTGATCTGGCGCGATGCTGGATGCTGGAATCATTCGCCGGCGCGATTGACACCGTGCATCGGGAGTTCACCGCGACCGCGCGTCAACTGAAACAAAAATTCGGCGATCTGCCCGAGGGCATTCGCGCGCGCGCCGAAAAGGAATTGGATCGTGAATTCACGATCCTGCATTGCGTCCGGCCGGGCGATGAATACCAGGACCGCAAGTATCGGCATTTCAATTTCTCGGCCTGGTATCTGTGCATGGAGACTCAGGAGCAATTGGAGGAATCGGGCTATCGCAAGATGCCCTACGCTTTCGGTCGCTTCGATGTTGCGCCGGCGGAAAGCTACGGCCGTTCGCCGGCGATGGCCGCGCTCGCCGATATCAAGATGCTGAACGAAATGGCGAAAACGAATATCCGCATGGCGCATCGCGCCGTGGACCCCCCGTTGCTCATGCCTAACGATGGCGTGCTGCAAGCGTTTTCGTTGCGTCCTGGTGCGCTCAACTACGGCGGCGTCGACGAACAGGGGCGCCAACTCGTCCATCCGTTGCAAGGCGGCGGGCAATTGCCCGTGTCGCTCGAAATGGAGGATCAACGCCGCCGTAGTGTTAACGATTCTTTCTACGTCACGTTGTTTCAAGTCCTGGTGGAAAACCCGCGCATGACCGCGACCGAAGCGATGTTGCGCGCCCAGGAAAAGGGTCAACTGCTCGGGCCTTCGGGCTCGCGTCTGCAAGGCGATTTGTTCGGGCCGATCATCGCGCGCGAGTTTGACATTCTGTGGAACGCCGGCGTCATCCCGCGTCCGCCGCGCGGCATCGACATTGACGAGGTTTTTCCCGAGTACACCGCACCGATCAACCGGCTGATGCGTTCGGAGGAAGGTGCGGCGATGCTGCGATGGGCCGAACAAATGTTGCCGATCGCGCAACTCGACCCGTCCGCGATGGATATTGTCGACACCGAAGCCTGGGGGCGCGAGCTTGCCGACATTGACGGCGTGCCGATGAAAGTCCTGTTGACGCCGGAAGCCGTGCAAGAGAAACGCGAGGGCCGCGCGCAACAGCAACAGGTTGACCAGGCGACGACCGCGGCGCCGGCGATGGGCCAGGCGCTTGAAAGCCTGACGCAAGCGCAAGTGAACGCGCAATCCGCCGGGCCGGCGTTGCCGTTGCCGCTGGCGGCTTGATGCTCGGCATTGAGTTTCCGCCCGGTTGGCGGCGCCAGGCGGCTGCGGCTCGCTCTTGTTTTCTCGATGGCGAGGGTCGGCCAACTCCTGACGGCGCGATTTTGTTGGGCCGCCTGGCGAAGTTTTGTTACGCGCAACGCTCGACCGTGAAAGTGTCGCTCGTCTTGCAACAGGTCGATCCGATCGCGACCGCCGCGGCCGAGGGCCGGCGCGAAGTCTGGATGCTGCTTATGCAATACCTGACGCTTTCCGAACACGACACGATGCGCGCCACGATGGCGAGTGATAGCGCGACGCAAGGCGACGCGCCGCTTTTCTAAGGAACGATCATGCCCGAAGCTCCCGCAGCAACCGCACTGACCACCGCCACGACGACGACCGCGAGCGCGGCGCCGGGCACGCAACCCGCGGTCACGACCGCCCCGCCGGCGGCGAACGCGCCCGATTTCGCGAAGGAATGGAACGTTGCCCCCGAGGTCGGAACCTGGATGGGGGAAAGCGGATTCAAGACGCCGGCCGATTTCGCGTCCGCGTTCATGGCGACGAAAAAGCTTGTCGGCCACGACCCGGCGAACATCATCGTCAAGCCGAAGGAGGGCGATTCGGCCGCGCGCCTGGCCGCGTTGCGTGCGTTAGGCGCCCCGGCGAACGCGGCGGATTACGGGTTCAAGGCGCCCGAGGGCGGCGACGAAAAGTTTATGAACGCGGCGGCGGCGAAGCTCGCGGAGCTTGGCATCCCGAAGGCCGAGGCGGCGGCACTGTTCGGATGGTTCAACGAAACCCAGGCGGCCCAGGCGGCCGGCGCGGTCGAGGCGTCCGAGTCCAAGCGCATCGCCGAGTTCACCGAATTCAAGACCAAGCTTGGCGGCGAGTACGGCCGCGTCGAGGCCCAGGCGCGCGCGGCGGCGCGCGAGGCGGGCCTGACGCCCGACCAGGGCGTCGCGCTCGAAACCGCGCTAGGCGTCGAGGGCGCCACGATGTTGATGGCGAAGCTCGGCGCGCATTTCGTGGAAGCGGCCTGGAAAGGCGGCGACCAGGAGCGCGCGGGACTGTTCGGCGTGACCCCCGAAGGCGCCCAGGCGGAGCTTGATGCGCTCCGCATCGACAAGGGGTTTCAGGTGCGATTCGCGAACGGCGACGTCGACGCGCGCAAGAAAGTCGCCGCGCTTATCGCGATCATCGCGGACGCAACCCCGACCCCGGCGACCGCGAACGCGACGCCGGCCTACGGCAACGTCCCGATGCAACGATCGCGCACCGCGAGCTATTGACACGTTCGGAATCCGAACATGACGGCCGCCTGGTGCGGCCGTTTTTCTTTACGCTGACGGACAGCATTGGATTAGCGGCGTAGGACGCCGCCCCACCTTGCGATCCGCGCGGCCGGCGCGTCATCCGGCAAGCATGGCCCCGCGCCTAGCGGACTAGCCCGGCGAAAAACCGTGTCGTTCACGTTTTTTCGGAGGGCCAAGTGTCCGCGAATCTGCTTCAACATTACGTCCTGAGTTTCAGCACGAATCTTTCGTTGCTCTTGCAGCAACAAGGTTCGAAGCTCCGTCCCTATATCACCAGCAACAGCTACAAGGGCGAGTCCGCTTCGCCTGTCGACCAGGTTGCGCCGGTCGAAATGCTGCCGATCGCGAGCATCTTCGGTCCGATGCCGCGCGTCGATGCGGCGGTCGATCGTCGTTGGGTCGACCCGTCCGGTTTCGGTCTGCCGCAGCTTATCGACCGATTCGACAAACTGAAAATCCTGACCGAACCGGAAAGCGCGTACACGCGCAACGCGATGTATGCGGCCGGCCGGAAAATGGATGACGTCATCATCGCGGCCTTCACCGGCAACGCGAAAACTGGCAAGCAAGGCGGGACCAATACGCCGCCGCTTGCGAGCAACACGGTCGGCGTCGGCGTCGGTGGCGCCGCGTCGGGGATGAACGTCGACAAGCTCAAACGCGCGCGTCGGACCCTGCTTCAAAACGAGGTCGATCCCGAGTCCGATCCGATCACGGTCGGAATCACCGCGCAGCAAGAAGAAAATCTCCTGAACGAAATCCAAGTTATCAGCACGGATTTCTTCAAGGTCGGCGACCGCCCCGTTCTGGAAAGCGGCCGGCTCAAATCGTTCCTGGGAATGAGCTTCGTTCAAATCGAACGGCTCGCGACCGGCACGGACGATGCGGCCGGGACGTCGCGCTCCTGTCCCGTGTGGGCGAAGTCGGGGATGCACCTGGGAATCTGGAATGACATTCAGGTGGAAATCGGACAACGCAACGACCTGGAAAACGTGCCGTGGCAAGTCTATTGCCGAATGATGGTCGGCGCGACGCGGCTCGAAGAAAAGAAGGTTGTTCGCATCTGGTGTCGCGAAGTCTAACCGCCACGGACAAGGAGACAAATCATGGCGATCGTCTATACCAAGTCCGCGGCGCTCACTGGCATGGATACCGCGGGTCAGGCTCCGAGTGCGCGTACCGCGCGCGGCGCCGTTCATGCTGCATACGGGTCCGTCGCGGTCGCGTCGGGCGATTCGATCGCGTCAGTGCTTCGGCTCTGTCGCGTTCCGTCGAACGCTCGCGTCGCGCGTATCTACCTGAAAATCACCGGCACGATCACGACGGCCGCCGGCGACATTGGCGTTTACCGATTCAGCAAGGAAACGCTGTCGGCCGGCGCGGTCGTCGATGTTGATTTGTTCGCGAGCGCGCAAGCGCTGTCGACCGCGATCCCGACCTGGACCGACGTTACCAACGAGTCCACGACGATTACCGCGCTCAACGCGGATCAACCGCTTTGGCAAATGGCGGGCATGACGGCCGATCCAGGCGAATACCTGGAAATCGCCATTACGCTGACCGCTGCCGCCGGCGCGGCCGGAAATATCGCGATGGAAGTCGTCTACGTCGAGTAACGGCCAGGTGCAAGGGGGCGGGCGCGGTTACTCCTGACGCGCTCGCCCCGACTACGGAGGGAATGACCATGACCACGCGACATTACGGATGCGATTTCGGTTCGGACGTTGCGTCCGACGTTACCGAATCGGCCACAAACCCCGGCTTGCACGTCAACGTGTCGGTTTTCTTCGACACGTCGACCGTCTACGGCAACAAACAGCAAACGCTCCGATGCCTGGAAGCGATCAAACAGGCGATCAACAAAGACACTTGGCCGCCGGTCTAGGGAGGTTCTATGGCCGTCCGCACCGGAACAAGCTCGCAACCGAGTACGAACGTTCACGTCTTTGTTTGGTCGGGGCTCACCCAAGCCTCACTCGACACCGGCGAACCGCTGACCAATTACGACTACGCCGATTGTTCGATTCAGGTCGGCGGCACGTTTGGCACGGGCGGCGCTGTCATTTTCGAGGGCAGCAATGACGGCGTGAGCTATTTCACGTTGAACGATGTGGCGGCGGCGCCGCTGTCGAAAACGGCCGCGGGCCTGTTTCAACTTGCGGAAGTGTCCCGCTACGTTCGGCCGCGCATTTCCGCCGGCGACGGGACAACGAGTATCACGGTCACGCTTTACGGTCGGCGTCCGCGTTAGCGGGAGGCGGGGCCGATGGCGTACCGCGCGAGTTCTACGGGGTCGTCGAGTTGGGGGGCGGGGACGGTAAGCGCGCCCAAGCCGTCCGGCGTTGTCGCGGGTGACACGTTGCTCGCCGGGATTACATCGTATGCGGCGAACGCGATGACGGCCCTACCGACCGGATGGGCGCTCGACCCCGCCGATACCTACCCGATGACATACGGGGCCGTGCGGGCGTTCGTCTATCGCAAGATTGCCGGCGGCGCGGAGCCGGCGAATTATGTCTGGACGTATTCGGGCGCGGAGCCGATTGCGTTGATTGTGATGGCGTACTCGGGGCGCGATCCCGTCGCGCCGTTTGAGGCGACCGATGGTCAGGCGCTTGCCGCCGGTTCATCGAACGTACCCACGCCGTCCATCAGCATCGCCACGGCGGGTTGCGATCTATGTTGCTTTTTCATGCACGCCAGCGGCCAAGCCACGAATCCGCCGGCGGGCATGACCGAGGGACAGGACACGCAAATCCTTTCCGTTGGGATTGCGTCGGCGTATCAAAACGCGGTCGCCACGGGTTCAACGTCGAAGGTCGGGGTCGCGTCGGGAGGCGGCACGGATGCCAAATTTGGCTACATCGCCGCGCTGAAACTCCCTAGCGCGGGCGGCGGCGCCGGTCGCGGCATCTGGCGTCGGCGCGGATTGCGCGCGAGGTAACGCATGGCAAGCCAGGTCGAAATTTTCAACCGCGCGATCGTCCTGCTTGGCGAGGAGCGAATCACGTCGCCGAACCAGGACGCGAAGGCCGCGCGCGAGCTTTCGGCGGTTTGGGACACGACGCGCAAAGCGCTTTTGCGTTCCTACCGTTGGGGCTTCGCGATGAAGCGCGCAAGCCTGGCCGCGCTCGCGACCGCCCCCCTGGCGCAATTCGACCGTCAATTTCTGTTGCCGGCCGATTTCCTTCGGCTGGATTTCGTCGGCGAGTTTTTCGTCGGCGCGTCCCTGACCGACTACCGGACCATCGACGAATCGGAATACGGGCTCGCCCAAGTCGCCGAGGGCACCGTGATTGAAACCGATATGCAAGCCCCGTTGCCGATCCGCTACATCGGCGACGTGACCGACCCGAATCGGTTTGATGCGCTGTTTGTCGAAGCCTTCGCCGGCAAGCTCGCGGTCGACGTCGCGTCGACGCTGACCAATTCCGACAGTGCGCTTGGCGCCGCGCGCCAGGCGTTCGGGATGGCGGTCAGCCTGGCGATGCGCGTCGGCGCAATCGAACGTCCGCCCGTCCCGTTGCCGGATGACGCTTGGATTCTCGGGCGGCTCTAGTGGCGCGCGGCGATCCTCAAATTGTTTCCTTCGCGGCCGGCGAAATCTCCCCACTGGCGCGCGGGCGCGTCGACGTCGAGCGATACGCCGCGTCCTGCCTGTCCCTGGTGAATTTCATTGTCACGCCGCAAGGCGGGATTGTTCACCGTTGGGGCACGCAATACCTGGCGGGGTCCATCGGCGGGTCT